ATGGCCCTTGTGCAAGCTGAAGCCTTGCTTAACCAACGAAAAGTATACTTTAAAACGAACATTTATCTGAAACCTGAACACTGGGATAAACAAACTTCTCAAGTGTGTAACCATCCTCAGGCGAATGACCTGAACACAATGCTATTCGAGTTTATTTTACACTTGCAAGCCATTGAGCTATCCCTATGGAAGCGCAGCATTCCGGTTACCTTGTCATTGCTGAAGGATGCTATCAGAAAAGACAAGCCGGTCAATGTCACTTTCCCCGTATTTGCCAGAATCTATGTGCAGGAATCCGACCGTAAAAGAAGTACCAAGGAAAATCTTCTGACAACGATAACCGTACTTCAGGAGTTCCGTCCCGGATTGGATTTCAAAGACATTACCTATACTCTTTTAAGGGATTTTGAAGTGCATTTGAAAGAGAAGGGAAATAGTGTCAATACGATAGCCAAGCATCTCCGGCAGCTTCGTACCTTGGTGAATGAAGCCATTAATCAGGGTTATATTCCCTCTGATGCTTATCCTTTCAGGAAATTCAAGATAAAGCAAGAGAAAGGGCGAAAAGAGTTCCTGACACCGGATGAACTGCGGAAGTTGGAGAACTTGCAGGTCTCCGACAAAAGGCTTCGCCATGTACTCGATGCCTTCCTGTTCTGCTGTTACACCGGTCTGCGCTTCTCAGACTTTTGCCAGCTATCTCCGGCCAACTTTATCAAGGTAAACGGTAAACGTTGGTTACACTTTACGTCTGTTAAGACGGGAGTAGAACTTCGGCTTCCGCTACATCTCCTTTTTGAAGGTAAAGCACTTGTCATATTAAACCGATATAATATATCGGATTTTGCCAATTTAGGCAGCAATTCCGAGGTAAACAAATGCCTTACTCAAATAGCCGAATTGGTACGAATCAAGAAGCATGTTACCTACCATACAGCCCGTCATACTTGTGCGACCCTGCTTGTTCACCAGGGCGTTCCGATAACGACTGTTCAGAAGCTGCTCGGTCATACTTCCGTCAGAACTACGGAGGTGTATTCAGAGGTTCTTTCTAATACGATTATTCGGGATTTGAAGGCTGTAAAAAGGAAGAAAAAAACACCTGATTTTAGCCGTGTGGTAGAATGTGGGTAGATTTTATAGGTTCTACTGATATTCTACTGCCATAGTTTGGCAACCCTTTCCTGGTAAGATATTCCCTACTCATAAATTTCTTGTTTACTTTCGCTGAAAAGTGATTGTAAATGAGTATATTTGTCATGTTTTATTGGTTAACGCCCATGAACGTGTCTTTAACAGGATGCGTTCGTGGGCGTTTTTTGTTTAATTAAAAAAGTTCGTAGATGAAAAAGAAACTGATTGTTTTGGCTGTTGTGGTGGCCGTGATTGTAGGTCTGCTGGCTTATTACCAGTATGTACCGTTTTGGGCAAGCATTGTGAGTACCGGTGCGTTTATTGCCGGCATTCTTCTCGGTTGGAATGCCAAGGGGTGGAGTGATAAACATGTAACGGGGATGAAGGTATGATGGAGGAACTGAATGAACTGTTCAACATCACCGGCGGGATAGTTACTACTATCCTGCTTCCTCTTTTCGGTGTGTTCATGTTCTATGATTCAAAGAAGCGCAAGGCGGCTGCGGAAGCGAGAAAGGCGGAAGCTGACAATATCACCTTGTATGCTGCTGAATGGAAGGAACTGTACGAGAAAAAGGAACACAGGGTAGTGGAACTTGATTCCAAAATAGACCAGCTTTATGCCGAGAAGAATGAAGACCGCCAGCGTATCCGCGAGTTGATTGAAAAGAACACTACACTGGAGATAGAGAAGATAAAGCTGGAAGCAAAGCGGTGTGATGTCCGGGGATGTAGCGGGCGGGAGCCACCGAGCGATTATTAATTCACGGGAAGGAAGGTGTTTCGCAACGGCTCCCTTCCCTTTTTAGCACAAACTTAAAGTTTAAACAAAGGCTTCTGCAAATGTAGAATGATTTTTATTAAGACCAAAAGTAAAGGAGGAAAATAAGAATGGCAAATGTGAATGAATTTGCACCGTTTATCCTGAAGTGGGAGGGCGGTTTCGTGGATGACCCCGTAGACCTTGGCGGAGCGACCAATATGGGGGTAACTATCGGAACATGGAAGTCGTGTGGTTACGACAAAGACGGTGACGGTGATATAGATGTGGACGATTTGCACCTGCTTACCCGTGAAGATGTTGTTAGCCGGGTACTTAAGCCGCATTATTGGGACAGATGGAAAGCTGATTTGATAAAGAATCAGTCTGTGGCGAATATTCTTGTTGATTGGGTATGGGCATCTGGTGCACATGGGATAAAGATACCGCAGCGGTTGCTTGGTGTTTCTGTAGATGGTATTGTAGGTCCTAAAACCATTGCAGCAGTAAATGCCAGAAACCCGCGTGAACTGTTCGACATGATTAAGATAGCCCGGTTTGACTTCATTGAGGATATTTGTTGCAAGCGGCCGGCAAACAACAAATTTAAACGGGGGTGGATGAACCGGATTAATGATTTAAGGTTTGAGCCATGAAAGCATTGCCGTGGCTATTAGTTGTATTGCTGGCAATCTTATCCGGATGTGCCACTCCTGAAAATGTTGACAGGAATGTACAGATAGACTATTTCAATGGTTTACATCAGATGCAGAACCGCATGGATTCATTGCTGTACAATATGCAGTTGATGCAGAAGGAGACAAACGAGAAGCTATCCAATTTGAAGCTGGAGAATAAAACCGTCTATCTTTCGGTTCCTGACAGTATAGGCAGGCAATATCCGACAAGTGTTAGTCAGACTACTGTTAACAAGGAGGAGAAAGAGCACAAGACTACTGATATGAGAACAGAGGCAACTTTGAAACAGCTCATTACTGAAATTGACGAATTGAGGCAGCAGTTTAATGCTGCCACTTTGAAAAAAGAAAAGGTGGAGGAAGTTTCTTGGTGGCAACTGCATAAGGTTGATGTGTATGCAATCCTATTGGTTGTATTGCTTTTGGTTTATCTTATATATAAGGTGAGAAAAAAAAGTCTATCTTTGTGACGTAGATGTTGTGCTTATCGTTTCAGATAAGTGTTGCCCCGACTGGAAAGTTGGGGCTTTTTACATTACAATCCACCAATGAAATGCTTTGTTTCTTCATGTACGGTTAAGGAAGAACCCTGAAGGTATTTGTTGGTTGTGGATATATCGGCATGTCGAGCCTGATCACGGGCTACTACTATTCCTTCAGCATTTGCCAAATCTCGGATACCGGTATCCTTCAAGCTGTAAAACTGATAGTTGCTCGGCCATTTTAAAAATGCCCTTACCTTGTTGAAATATTCTCTGAAGATGCGTGAGTCTGCTTTACAGGCATTGGGCTTGAACTGTTTTCCGAATAGATAATAGTGTGTTGGATTATCGAATATCTCCAGTTCTATCATCATTTTAATTACTGTATCATTCAGACCTACCATACCATCGCGTCTGTTTTTACTGATGGTGGAAGATATGAATACTTTCTGTTCTTTGATATTTATGTCACTCAAACGTATGTTACTTAATTCGTCCGGACGGATAAATGTGTAATATTCCATCATGCAGGCCAGTAGAAAGCTCTTGTTCGTTTCTGTTAGGTATTCTTTTAATCTTATTAAATCAGATGGTGTCAATGCGGAACGATGTTTTTCCCCCTCTACTAAGGGCTTGATTCGTTCGGTTGGATTGTTGTCTATATACTTTTTCTCTTGTAGCCAGGTGCAAAACGCGGATAGCCAAGTACGGTAGTTATTCCTGGTTCTGGCCGTTGAGTCCCTATCCAGCAATATGTAATCTAAGAAGTCACTAATGTATGATTGGTCAAATTGGTATATATATATAATAGGAATGGCTTTGGTTGTATTGTACTCAAGTAACATATTCATTCTCGATTGATAATCATAGGCTGTTTTCTTTTTTAGGGTATTGTTGCTTGTGAGTTTCTCAATATACCTTATATATAATGAGGTCACCTCTGAGAATTTGGAATATTGGCGTTCCGTTGATGCTTCTGCCCATGGGTTCCATCCATTCCGAAGACGGGTTGTTGTATTAGCGATGATTTCTGCTGCTCTTTTTTTGCGGTCTGAAATTTTTTCAATGGAGTCTAACATGTATTTTTTTCGCCGCATTTTTCCGTCTGCTGGGTCGAAGCAGGTAAAATCAACATACCAGTTTTTCCCCGTATGTAACTTTGGGAGAGTATAATCTACTATATTATATATAGATGAGCCTTTGCGAGTTTTGGATGAAGACAT